CCTCTCCTAAAAGCAAAGACCGTAAGATCTCTTCCCATGCCGGCCACATCGACTCCTAATTTTAAGGGGCCTTCTCCCTTACCTTTTAATTCTTGCCACCTATCATTAGCCATCTCCACCCAGCTTAAAGGAATTAAGGTGTCTTCAGTTGCTCGAGGGAATTCACCCATCACCTTAACTAAGAATAAGTCATTAGGCCTATACCATTTACCACTCCATCTAAAATCATAGGAGTTTTTGTTTACTTCACTTTCATCTATCTCTACTACCCATCCCGGCTTCCTAATCTTCTCGTCAATCCATTCCCAGTCCACTTGTCCGGGGATTAATATCTTTTTAGCCCTAACATTCACCGCATTTAAACAATTTAGTTTAAATTTTTTATATAAGGGGCTCCTGGTGCTTTGATATGCTTCTCCCGTAGTCCTATTCGGGTTAAATATCAAGACTAATCTGCTGTTGCCGGTAAGCAATCCCTCTATGGCATCAAAAGTTACTTGCTCTATCCCGCTCGCTTCAGTAACCACTACCATAAGATTCGGAGAATGAAACCCGGTCCAGTCTTCCGGCTTTTTGTCTTTTGTTTTAAAGCCTAATAAAAACCAGCTTAAGTCCTCAGAGAAAGTTATCTTATGAGTCCACAGGTCTCCCCCGAGATTTATCTTTGCATTTCTATATATTCTGCCTATCTCAGACATCATAATACTAATAACTTGCCTATCGGTAGGTGCCGTATTGATAACCTTTGAGGGAATATTCAGATATAAAAAACATAAAGAGCCTACAGCAGCTACATAGTCCTTTCCTGCTGCATGCCCTGACCTAACCGACGTCCTCCTATTTATTTGCATTGATTCTAAAATTCTTCTCTGCTTCCGGTCGAGTCTTACTCCCAAACCTTCTCCAGCGAATTTATTCCAGTCGCCTTCATAACTATCTAAAAGTTCCATCTCCTTCTGACTCAATCTCAATCCAACCGCCTCACCTAGATAGGATCCTATTATTTTTTAGCCCCTGCTCCTGCTCTTTCTTTAACTTCATCAAGTTGGCAAAGTTAAGTTCTAATGAGCCCGCTACTTCTTTAACATCTTTCCATCGGTCACTCGCTCTATTTTTTAACCAAAATATTTGAGCCGTAACATTTCCCTTCAAGGCACTTGCATATAAAGCATCTTCTACGCTCTGGGTCCGGCTATCTATGATTGATAATGTTTTATTATCAAAGCCTTTATTTCTTTTTCTCCAACGCCATATTGTTGCCCTACTTACATGTGCAGCTTCGCAAGATTCTGATATAGATGAACCTTTTTCGAGTGATAACAAAAAAGCTTCTTTTTGTCGATTTTTTGTTTCAATTGTTTCATTTTTTGCCATTTCTTTCTGATTCATTCGTTTATCTTCACCGCCTTTCTACCGGTAAATTTCTCCCATCTTAATAGAATAACTTCCCCATATATCGGTTCTATTTCTATCGCTCTGCACTTTCTCTTCATTATCTCGCAAGCAATAATTGTAGATCCTGAGCCACAAAAAGGCTCGGCTACTATTCCATCTCGAGGTGATAATATCTTAATGTAAGGAATTAAAATCTGAATCGGTTTCTTTCCTAAAATTATCCCCCAATCTGTTGCTATTTCAGAAGTTATATGATCGGTAATCTTAGCCCATCTTGTCCCTTTTCTTTTATCCCAATAGCTATTACTTTTTCCTCCATATAAAATTATTTCATAATTATCTAATAACTTTTGACCATTTTCTCTTAAATAATCTTCTAATTCTTCTTCAAATATTTCATTCAAATCGGTCTTTCCTTTATCTCCTAATAATGCAATTTCATATCTATTCTGAATCGCTTTCTTAGATACTCTCCATTGATATCGGTTAGGGGCATACCAAATGATCATGTTTCTTATCTTCCAATATTTTTCTATTTCTTGCCATAATAAAACTATGTTTTTCCACTTTTCAAAAATCATAATATTGGCACCAGATGGATTCTGAAAATCATTTGCAATACTTAACCAATTATAATTTTTAAAAACCTTTCCTGTTATCATGCTTAAATATTGAAATTTTTTTCTCCCAAATTGTTTAACTCCCAAATAAGGCGGGTCCGTAAACATAAAATCGAATCTCTCTTTTCTAAATAACTTACTCCAAGTTTTTTCATCTGTACTATCCCCAATTATTAAATCATGTCCCCCTAATTGCCACATATCTCCTAGGCTTACTCGTCTTTCTTTGCCCTCTAACAATTTTTTTAGCTCTTTTCCTACATCAAACTCTTCATCAATATTTAAACCAAAAACATCATCCAATTCCTCTCTGCTAAATCCTACATCTACCAGCATTTCTTCATCGTAATTGGCCAGCAAATCATAATCGAAATGCCCTAAATTTTTATTCAGTCTTAAATTCAATTCCTGCTCTTTTTCTAATTTAGTAATTTTCACATAATTAACCGGTATTGTTTTATAGCCCATTTCCTTTGCTACTAACAATCTCTGGTGCCCACCGATAACTATATTTTTTCTATTTTCTGCAGAATTGACCACTATCGGTTCTACGAAATCAAATCTTTTTAAACTTTCCTTTAAATCTTTGTATTCTTTTTCAGTCAGAGCCCGCGGATTATATTCTGAGGGATTAAGTTCTTCTATCGGAATGTCTTTTATTTCCATTTACATTCACTGCCTTTTTGTCAGTATAATTTTCCCATCGCCTTATAATTACATCGCAATATATGGGGTCTATCTCCATCATGTAGCATATTCGGTTTATTTGTTCGCAGGCTATAAGAGTGCTACCAGAACCGCCGAAATAATCTGCAACTATATTATTTATTTTACTACTGTTATTTATTGCCTTAACACATAAATCTATCGGCTTCTGGGTAGGATGCAACTCTGATTTAACAGGTCGTTTAATTTCCCATAATGTTTTTTGAGTATGGTCTCCATAAAATATATGCTTATCGCAAAACCACCCATAAACTAAAAATTCGTGTTGACTATTATAATCACCCATTCCTAAAACTGGATGGTCTTTTGCATATATAATCAAACAGCTTATATGAGCTTTAGCTTCCTTTAAACCCATTATTAATTTTTCAATCGTTTTATCAGCTCCACAAATATAGAATGAATTTTTAAGATATAATTTTATTAGAGGAATAAATTTTAGAATATTTTGATAATCTATCGGCTTATCCCCTTTTATGCCTCTCTTTTTGTATCTTTTATTATTAGTCGCTCTATAATCCACTCCATATGGAGGGTCTGTCAATAATAAATCAATCTTCTTCCCATCCATCAGTTTCTTCACATCTTCCTCAACTGTCGCATCCCCGCACATTAACCGATGCTCCCCCAATTGCCAAATATCCTCTCGTTTACATATTGGCTTTTTAATTTCCTCTAATGCTTTATCTACATCAAAGTTATCCTCATCGCCTTTTCCTTCGGCCAGATTAAATTTGTCATCTAATTCTTCTTCTGTGAATCCAACATCCAATAAAACTTCTTTATCGATATTGGCCAATAAATCATAATCCCAGGAGCCCAAATTCTTATTTTCTCTTAGATTGGCCTCTCTCAATTCTTTTGAAGTCAATTTCCTATTAGGTATTCTTACATCTATTGTCTTTTCTCCTCTATCTAATAACTGTAATATCTTTAGTCTTTGATGGCCTGATACAATAATGTTATCGGTATTGACTACTGGAATCGACATCAAGTTAAATCGTTTCAGACTTTCCTCTAGGTCTTCTTTCTGCTTTTGATTCATTTGCCTGGGATTCCCTTCGTAAGGAATTAAGTCATTTATTTTACGCTTCTCGGTATGCCATATCAGTTTTTCCTTGCTCATATCTATGAGTATCACCTCATTACATTAAAATTAACTCCTGCTGGACTTTATTGATTCTTTTCTTAGCCATATCGATGTATTCCTGTTTTATTTCAATTCCAATAAACCTTTTTCTTTGCTTTAGGGCTACTAATGCAGTAGTTCCTGCTCCCATAAATGGATCTAATACTATACCCCCTTCAAAACCTGCATTGCAGCCACAGTCGGTATAACCAATCTCTTTTCTTACTTTTCTTTTCCCAGTTAACAATGTACTTGTAGGGCTAACTTTTTGTATTTGTTCTGCTGTTATACTATTATTACCCACACATATTTCATATTCGCCAGTATCTTTATATATCTTTACTCTTGCCTTCCCGCACTTTTTGCAGACAAATTCAGGACAACCTGCTTTAATCGGTATCTCAATTAATCCCTCCGGGTATACTGCAAAATGTGCCTCTGGAAAAACTCGGGTCGATATATCCCAGACACATCGTTTATTGCGACCATTAGGATTTATTTTCCATCCATCTAAACTTTTTCTTGCATTTACAGAAGCAGATCTCAAATCACCAATTTTAGCTTTAGGCTGATTTTTTCCTCTTTTTGTTTCTCTAAAACTGTCATAATTTAATTCCTCAAACTGCTGCTCAAACCAATAATCATGTCCTTTCCATAATGAAACCTTTTTCCATTCTTTCTTTCTATATTTTCTTGCTTTCAAAGAATTATATTTCTCAGCATCTTCTCTGCTTATTTTAGTATTATAATTTTCATAATTTTCCCCTATTTTTCTCCATTCCCAATCTATGCCTTCTATCCCTTTAGTGCCTAATGGCTTCTTGTCTACACTTGCCAAATTTTTTTCATTGGTCCAGGAGATTGCTTTATTATTTTTGGTAAAGAAAAACAGATACTCAAAATCCACCGTAAACCTATCCGAAGCACTTGAGGGCATACAATTTGGCTTCCACCAAATCAGAGTATTTCTCTTAATCCAACCTCTATCGATCATTTCGATTGAAAATCTATAAGGGATATCTAATAAACATTTCGCATATTGTCTAGTAATTTTTTGATTCCCTTTGGTAGCTCCCATTTTTAGAGTCTTATAGCCTAAATTTCTTGTATTCTCTGTATGACCCGAAGCGTTCCCGCTACCGCCATAAGAATCACCTAAATTCACCCAGCAAGTCCCGTCTTTCCTTAATACCCGCTTGACCTCATCAAAAATATCGCATAGATGTTTTATATATAGTTCAAAACTGGGCTCAAGTCCGAGACTGCCTTTGAAGGCTCCGCAGATAGAACAGAACCCTGCTTTTGCATTACCAAGACCATGTAGATTTTTTCTGTATTGTGGATTACCCAATGTCCCACCATTTAAGTTCTGTCTGTTTTCGTGTAACAACTTTGAATTATATTCATTAAAATTATGCTTACAGTTTTTATCTCCATCCCATATAACCGGTTTAATTCCATAGTCCCTGAGTCTCCAGAATGGCGGGGAACATACACAGCAATTAACTGATTCATCAGGAATCTCCTTTAAAACTTCAAGTGCATTTCCGCATATAATCTTATTAATATAATGATTAATATAATTCATTAAAAAATACCTTAAAGAATAACATTTAAAATAAAACTACTTCTATCGCTCCTAATCTGCACTTTACAATTTCTACATATTCCTTCTCAATCTCAATACCAATATACTTTCTGCCTGTTTCTTTGCAGGCCATTAAAGTAGTTCCGCTACCACAGAAGGGATCTAAAACTATCCCGCCTGTCGGGGTCTTTGTTAGTGTGCAAAGATACTTCATTAGTGCTAATGGCTTTACGGTGGGATGGTGGTTTTGCATTTTTTTTTGTGACCCAAGTTTCTTATTTACTGAATCGTTTTCTTGATTCCCATGTCCTCCGCTTGGTTTTAATTTCTCTTCCAATCCCTCACACCCTCTATTCCTTTCTGCTTTACTTGCTTTAGCACAATAAAAGAAGCGGGAAGCAGAGCCTGAGTCATTTACCCCGATAGCCGTAGGATAACCATCTCTTACTATTCCATTCATATAGATTTCACTTTTAATTTTTCCTCTTCTTGAATTTGGACGATATGATGTTCCTGTATTCGGAAATAACCTTACCACTTCATCAGAACCATCATGTATTACATTTGCAGGGTAGCGACCTTTGGTTTTTAAGTTATCTATCGCTTTATTTTGTTTATCAATAATGGATTGTTTATTTCTCATCCAAGGGCGAGTCCAACCCTTTACATCAGTTTTATCTTCTGGCATTGAACCAAATGGTTTTACATTATCTACATCATTTGCGGGTATCCTTCCCCCATCAATATTCAACCCTGCCACTCCATACTTCAAAGCATTATTAGCATAACTGCCCTCGTTACTTTTCATACAAACTAAAATAGGTTCGTAAGCTGGTTTTAGCCCGTGCGATTTCCAGCCATTCCAAAGGATAGCTTCGGGAGTTGCAGGGAGGGTGATATTTTGCTGACCGGATACTCCAAATACGCCAACATCAGTTGTATTGGTGCAATCCCATCCCTTCTTTCGTCTACCATCTGCAACGTCTGGTAATTCATATTTCCCAACTACTTTTCTAAATCTTTCCCACACTTCCTTAAATTCTTCTTTAGTCGCTTTTCTACCTAACTTTTTTTCTAATTGTTTTCTACATTCATCTTTATCTAACATCTGGCTTATATCCGTTGCCTTTGGAAAACCGCTTCCATATAACCACATAATACAATCCTTAATTACCCAGCCAGCATCTTCAATACCACAGGCTAATCTATGATAAGTTCTCGTGCCTCCAAAGCATAATAAGGTGCTTCCTGGCTTGGCTACTCTCAGGGCTTCTTTGGCCCAATTGTAATGCCATTTTTGCATAAGGTTATGTTTTTTTGGATTAAGTTCATAACCGCCACCAAGACAATCCGGACAAACTATTTCAACATTTTCCTCAATCACTATTCCTTTACCATCACAAGTCTCACAGGGAATCCATTCGCCTTCTTTATATCTATCATCCAACTTATCCCAGTCTTTCCCCATGAACCCTATTTTGTAGGGCGGATCTGTAATTATAGTTTCTATGCAATTGTCAGGCATTATTTTCATTACTTCGAGACAATCACCACATATTAATTTGTTTATAAAATCTTCGGGATATTTCATTTAAAATAAAAATGGCCTAAGCTCTTCCAAATTATTTTTCAATAATTCTTCAAAGCTTAGGCCATTGACCTAACTTTTCAGACATTATCTTATTCTATTGTCTATTAAATTTTATCAAATTAAGTGACTTCTGTCAAAGAAGAAGCATCAGTCAATTCTTACTCCTTTTATTCCCACCCGGGAATTAACGCGCTATATTTCTCCATATCCTTATAATTCAATATCTCATTAAAATCAATCCCCAAATCGTCTAATAAGAACTTAATCATCTTGCCGTTAGCCTTTGACTTTGAGTATTTATCAGGGATTATAAACTGTAACTTGCTAAATTCTTCTGGATAATATTTTTTGAATCGTCTTAGTTTGGTTTTATCACCAGGTCTAAACCATCCCTTACATTCTACCCATAAATCTATTATAGGCAAATAGAAATCGGGTTTATAATACCGGTTGCCACGTTTAATAGCCTTGAATTCAAATTCTTTCGGTTCATAATTATACTCAATCTCAGTAAGTTTATAATGTCTGCAAATATTCGCTTCCATCTTACTTCGGATATATATGCCTAAATCTTTACGATAACCGCCTTTAGCTATATTACTCATTTTTTATTTTAACCCATATGATTTTTTTCATTTTTACTTCTTCATCTAATCTATCTAAGTTGATTTCGCCAGAAAGAAATAGAATAATACCATCTGGAAAATCTTTAATCGTTGTTATTTTTATATCCTCCATTTTATTCATTTTCTAATCCAACCGGCTCTATTCATTTCTCTCTCATCCATATACTCTAAATTAATATCCTTAATAAGAAATATGATAATATTTTTTGGAAATATTTTACGCAATTGGTCTACGAAATTTTTTTTAACACAATCACCTATATCAGATACGGATTTAACTACTATTACGTCATCCTTTTTAATCTCTGTTTTAAGTTTTCCCAATTTTATATCGCTATTCACCTTTAACCATTTAATAAAATTCATTTATTATCAGTCCTCCTCCTATAATCTTTCCAATCACAAACCTTATATATTCTCCTATTAGCCCACCTAGCAAAGTCCCTTATTTTTTTATTCCCATTTTCATAAATCATTATAAAGGGATCCACCCCAAAATTTATTAATTCCTCAAATCTATACATATCTTCCTCGAAAGAAGTATTAAAATTACACAGAGTATATACCATTATTCGATATGGTTTAACCCCTGCTTTAAATAAAATATTCAAGCCCCTTTTAACTTCTTTTTCATAATTCATAAAATCCCAGGCAAAATGTGTTCGTTTTAAATGCTTTATTTTGGCTAATAATTTAGCATTCTCTCTGTTAATCAATCTAATATCAAGCCCCTGATTAAAGTCCACTCGCCAACCCTTATCAATATATTTTTGTAATTTTTTAATATGAGAAGGTAAGGCCAAAAAATTATTATCTAATAAAACTATCACATTACTTTTAGGATTTAAAAATTCTTCTACCTCTGCATGCTCTTTGATATAACCTTCTTTTTTTTTACGATACAAAAGGCACAATTCCTTTGGCAGCCTCTCGTGGTAAATCCCAAAGAATAGTTAAGATCATATAATTCATAATCTGGCTTTGTATGCTCTATTTCATCCGGTAATCTTGATATTAAATCAAACCCTGATCCTCCAATAGTACACTCTTCTGGTATATATCCTTCATTAATATTTCTCTTAGTAAATATTTTTGAGACATAAATTTTATCGTAAATCGATCTCAAAATAGGTTGATAAAATTCCACCTCATGACCCTTTGATTTATGATAAGCAGACAGTTTCATTAAGGCTAAATTGTGGTATTTTGAATCAATATCAAACAAACCGATCTTCATGCTTAAATCTTCCCTGATATTTTTAATATCACCAAAATTACCATAACTACCACTGCTCCTAAAAGTGCCCACCAAGCCCAATCGCTAATCCTTTCTGCTTTTTTAACCGGGCTGCTAAACCCTTTAATCTTTTCTTTGCCCACTTTTAATTTCATCTAATCACTTTCCCTTCCTGTCTTTACTCTCTTCCAAACTTTTTTTGTATCTATAAATTTCAAAAAAATCTCCTGATGTCAGATCTTCAAATGATAAATAAGGTCCCTTTGTTCCACTACTAAAACCGGTATCTCTTGACTCAATAATAACTAAGCGTCTATCCTCTATATGAAGATCATTATATTTTGTTATTGCATTAAGAATTTCTATACTTCGTTTATTCATTTGATCATCCCCCGGTATTTTTTATTTACATTCCTCGATATCTTTTTTGACAGACTGATAAATCTGGTTCAGTTCATGCTTAAAACAAGAAATTCCTATTTTTTCATCCCTGCTGTTTCGATTTAATTCCTCTAACTTATTTTTCAAATTAATGTATTTGGCAAATAGATTCATAAACTTCCTCATAAAAAGCCCAGCTACTTCCTCATTGCTCCGCCTTCTGATATCTATTATATTCATATATTTCTGTTCAATTTGGTCCATAATAGAATCAATTTCTTTACCAGTCCAACAACCCTCTTCATCCGGAACGTATATCACCTGAATCCCGAATTGTCTTTTAAGTTCTTTCCAGGCCTTTTCGTAATCACATCTCAACGTCATATTTCTTAATTAACCTTTCTTTATATTTATCAAATTCTTCCTGACTCATTCCCCAGTTACTCATAATTTTTCTAAGCTGAGTCTCCGATAGTGGCCAAGTCAAAATGTCCCCTTTGCATAAATAAATATATTGTGTCCTCATACTTATAAATCCCTTACGAAGTTTTAGCTTTGGATAGATAAGAGTGTTATCAGTAGTAAAAATTTGTCCCGGTTTGATCTCATTTACTTTTTTAGTTTTCTTATCATCTGCCATTCTTTTAATTTTCCCTTCAACAAAATATCTTTTCAAACATTTTATCAATTCTTTCTATAATCGATATTAATATAGAACCTAAACGTGTCTCTCTCATGGCTGCCGAAAGTTCAGAATAAGCTTTCCTCAACTGCCACCTTTGAAATAAAAAAGTATTTCTCATTTTTATAATTTGTTCTTCATTAAGTGACTCAACCTCAATATCTTCCTCTTCTTTTAGCCATTGTAAAATGTCATTATAATCTTCATCACTTATCGATATATGTTTTTTCATTTATCGCTTCCTCTAAGTTTCTATTTCAGGATTGTACTCTTCTTTCTCCAATCCGAAGGTCCAGGCCTTTGCCTCTTGTACACTACGCATATCAGGAGGCACTTTAAGAAAATATCTTT